TGTCACTGGCCAAATTATTCCTGGTTTGTTTTGATGGAGGTTAAAATGCGTAAAGAAGGTTATCAAATTCCACAAGTTGAATTTGTATTCCGCGAGAATAGCGAATTCGTAACCCGTACATCTTCAGAACTTTTCGATGGAAAGCGTGTGGTCCTGTTTAGCCTGCCTGGTGCTTTCACTCCTACTTGCAGTGCCTATCAGCTACCTGGATTCGAAGAGAAATTTGACGACTTTATTGGTAGTGGCATCGACGATATTTACTGCATCTCTGTTAATGATGGGTTTGTGATGAATGCCTGGGCACAAGATCAAAACATTAAGAATGTAAAACTTATTCCGGATGGCAATGCATATTTTACACGCTCAATGGGGCAACTTGTAATGAAATCAAATCTTGGATTTGGTGGACGCAGTTGGAGATATGCTGCGATTGTTGATAATGGTATTATCGAAAAACTATTCGAAGAGTCTGGAAAGAGAGACAATGCTGATACTGATCCTTACGAAGAAACTACCCCAGACAAAGTTCTGGATTATGTAAAATCTACAACAAGGGAAACTGTTACTGCCTGAAGATAATCAAAGCGCCTAAAAAGGCGCTTTTTTTATAAATATCTTCAGTGTTTATAGAGATAATCCATGACCCTAGATCTTCATAACTTTTTTAAGTTTTATGATGATAGCAATTCAAATCATGTTGCAGCGGTTCAATGGTTAGAAGACAATCTTCCCGCTCAGTTTTTGGATGATTCAGAGACAGATTGGATTGGAATTTTCAGAACCAAACCACCAACACCGGCAGTTCTCAACGTTCCTTACTTCAATCAAGTAGATAACTACAGAGATGCACATAGAACTTGCAACTCTTCATCGTGTGCTATGTGCCTTGCTTTCCTCAAGCCAGGCAGCATCAAAGGCGATGACGAATACGTTAAAAAAGTATTTGCTATCGGTGACACAACTGATCATGCCGTACAGACAAAGGTTCTGGCAGGTTATGGAGTTAAGTCACACTTTAGTTACAATCTTTCTTTCGCTGATATTGATAAAAGTCTCGATGCTGGGAAACCTGTTGTTATTGGTATCCTTCACAGGGGTTCTCTTTCTGCACCTACTGGTGGGCATATGTGTGTTGTAATTGGTAAGACACCAGATGGAAAGGGATATTATGTAAACGATCCTTATGGTTCTCTTAACGATAACTATACTGGACCTGTAACTAACGGTAAGAAGACAATCTATACCAAAGCAGTTCTCAAGCACCGTTGGTGTCCAGGGGGTAACGATGGATGGGGCAGAATCTTCGACTAATTTTAAAAGAAAGATGCTTAAGGTCATTAGAGATCTTACAAATAGTGGAAAGCATCTAGAGGCAAACGAACTTTATCAACGGTATTTCGGAGACAACAATGGCAAGAATCGACTTACATAACTTCTTTAAGTTCTATGACGAGAAGAATCCTAATCATGTAAAAGCAGTTCAGTGGTTAGAAGATAACCTACCTGTCAAATATCTAGAAGATAATATTGATTGGGCGGAGATTTATAGAGGAAAAAAGACTAGTGCTGCACCAGCATCTGCACCCGCTGCTGCAGCTCCTGTAACAGGTGGTGATGATGTTCCACAAATGGGAATCAAGTTAATTAAAGAGTTTGAAGGATGTCACTTAAAGGCATATCCAGATCCTCTTACTGGAGGACTTCCAATCACAATCGGTTGGGGTTCTACCCGCAAGAAAGACGGATCGCCATTTAAACTTGGTGATACTCTATCTCAACAAGAAGCAGATGAACTTCTTATCGAACAATGTAAGAAAGAGTTCCTTCCTGCCTTGCGTAAAATCCCTCATTGGAGTGAAATGTCTGATGGAAAAAGAGGCGCTCTGCTCAGCTTTGCTTATAATCTTGGTGCCGGTTTTTACGGTGGCGATAACTTTAATACTATTACTAAACGCCTAAAAAATAAAGAGTGGGATTTAGTTCCTGATGCTCTTTATCTCTATCGCAATCCTGGTTCTAATGTAGAAGCAGGTCTTGCACGTAGAAGAAAGGCAGAAGGTGAAGCTTGGAAGAAGGGATAAATAGTTACAATCATACCTGATTCTTGATCTTAACTGGTCTGAATCTACATAGTCCGAGTCCTCTGTGATTCGGTGAATACTTTACTTTTAAACATAACTTCGGTTTGTTTTGTTTAGTACACACTGAACTCACAGAGGATTCTTATGTCTTACGCTACAAGGGCGCTTGCTGTAGCGTCTGCTCTTTTAATGGGGGCACCAACAGCATTCGCAGATACAATTTCTGGTACAGATTTCGAGACTGGAGATACTTCAGGATGGAATACTGGAACTCAAACTGGAACACTAGATGCCACAATCGGTGGAAATGGAACTGGTGTGAGTGTTGTCGATAATCCAGTTATCTTTAATGCTGGATCTTTCCCCGCAGTAGGAAGCCCAACACTACAAGACGGTTCTCCTAATCCATATCACGCACCCGCAGTAACACCAACCACTTGGGAGTTTGCTCCTTATGGAACTGCTGGTGCCGCACTACAACCAAACGGTCAACAAACATTTAACCAAGCAACAGAAGCACTTGGTTTAACTCCAGAGCAAAATCAAGCAATAAGAGATCTTCTCACTCAACAACAACAAGCATCAGGACTTGGAAATCCAAACCCAACCGATGCTTCTTGGATTACTAAATCAGTCACTTTGGAGACTGGAAAAGTTTATACGATGTCTTGGAACTATATTGGAACTGATTATGTTCCTTTCAATGATGGTTCTATCACTTCACTTGTTTATCAGGGATCTGGAACTTCCCCATCAGTAACAGTTAATAACCAACTTCAAAACTATGCATTACTTGGATTTACCAATCCAGGAACAGGTGATTATTCAACAGGTTCTTTTGGTTCTACTGGATGGCAGTATTCGACTTATCAGGTAGGTGCTGATGGTGATTATCTCTTAGGATTTGCAGTATTCAATCTTGGAGATACCGCACTATCACCAGTTCTTTTAGTTGATAGTCAACCTGGAACTACAACAGCAAATGGTCAGGCATTCACTCCTGTTGCTCCAAACAATCCAGATGCACCATCTGTTGATGAAGTAGCACCAACACCAACTCCTGAACCAGAACCCACTCCTGAACCCACACCAGAACCAGAGCCAACTCCTGAACCAGAACCCACTCCTGAGCCAGAGCCAACTCCTGAACCTACACCAGAACCAGAGCCAACTCCTGAACCTACACCAGAACCAGAACCAACTCCTGAACCTGAAGTAACTCCAGAACCAACTCCTGAACCTGAAGTAACTCCAGAACCAACTCCTGAACCCACTCCAGAACCAGAACCCACTCCTGAACCAGAACCACCAACATTATTAAACTCTGTGACTGTTCCTGCACCAGGACTTCCAGTTGTTGTTACCACAGAAGTAACTCATACATCATCTGAAAAGGATGGAGTTCAAAAGATTAGAAGAGACTTTGCAACCACAACTCAAACTCCACTACTAAAGCAAGATACTTATAGTGATGGAACAGTTATAGCATCATTACTTCTTTCTGTCGATACTGAAAATAATCATGATGTTCTTTCTGGACGCACTGATCAGTATGAAGTTTTAGATAAGATTGGTGGTGGATTACAAAATCTTCTTATCCATGAACCATCTAAACCAACTACAGATAAAGTAAGAGTATTCAGTAACAACTATTATGCTTGGTCTTCTGGCGAGAATGGATACGACGGTAAGACTTTAATTATTGGTGGTGGATTAGAGATTGATATTAAACCAACCTGGACGATTGGTGGTCAGTATAATAATATGAACATTGATTTGGGTGGTGTTGATAGTACATCCAAACTTCTCAAGAGCCATTATGGAATATTCAATATGTTCCGTGGAAATACATTCTCACTCTTAACAAATGCTGGATTTGCACAGAACAAATATAATGTATCCAGAAATGTTCAGGGTGTCTTTAATAATGAAAGTTCAACAGAAGGAAAAGAGTGGTTTGTAAATAACAGACTATTCTGGCATCTCAATAAGAATGTAACTCCATTTGTTGGATATACTTTTGGCAACTATCAAAGAGATGGATTTACTGAAAGTGGTTCAGTTCAATCCAGAAGAACTGTTGATGCTATAAACAAAACTTCACATTCTGGTGAGGTTGGTCTAAATATTTCACACCGTTTTGGTGGAAAGAAAAAGGATTTATTTGGAGTAACTGTTGGTGGTTCTTATGAGACCAGTGGAATGATTGAAGCATCTGCTTCTGTTGATTATAAGGAAATGGTTATTATTGAAGGAATACATCAAATTAATGATGGAGTTTCTAACACAGCAGTATCTGCAAAACTTAAATTTAAGTTCTAAAATCCTAAATAACAAAGACATCATCACTAGGAACTGATGGAAAACAAAAGGGAAAAATGTATGAGTCAGATTATTCGTATTGCGATTTTGGGTTGGTCTGCCGCACTTCTGACAGCAAGTTATGCTGGTGCTCTCGCTAAAATGGATCCTACCTTTATTGCAACCGTATTTACTGCCTCTGCTGCAACCTTTGGTATTAACACAATGAAGAAGGGTGGTGATGATGATGAAAAAAAAGATGAACCAAAAAGGGAAGAGGTTGTAGAATCTCTTCCAGAACCATCTACTCCCGAAGTTTCTCCATCAGAACCAACTCTTGAGGAAAGAGTTGAAGTTCTAGAGGGTCAAGTACAACCTCGTACAGGTGGAGCATAATGGCAAAGTCCGCAAATAAAGGTAAGAAAGGTTCTGCTGGAGGTAAGCAATCCAAGCAAAATCAAGGCAACGCAACCGCTAAAAAAGCGAAGAATGGTGGAAAGAAAAAATGATTGAATTTGTGACTTTGACTATTGTTGGACATATGTTAGTGGGTCCAGATTTATGCCAAACTGATTTTTTAAGTGAAAATCAAATTTACACATTTACATACCCATGCCAAGAGAATGGAACACTCCTAAACGAGAGTGTTGGAATGCTCCCATCCACCAAATACTCAAAGCTATAGATAATCACACCCGTCTTCACATGGAGACGGGTGATTTTTGGCATGAAGAACAGGCCCAGATCTTGAGAAAATATGTCAAAGATTTGAAAATCTGGATTCATAAACAAGAAGGATGGTGGGATGAATGAAAAAAATTCTCACAGCAATTAGTTTATCATTAGCATTGATTTCTCCAGTAGCAGCAGAATCAATAATTAAAACACAACCAACTGTAAAACCTTATAGTTTATCAGCAATGGGTTGTATGATACTTTTAGAATGTACTGAAGGAGTAGAAAAACTTACAGTAGATTCTGAATTACTAAAAGATCCAGACTTTGATCCATTTAGAGAAGAACTAAAAGCAATCATTGCAGGACTTGATAAACTTGGAGTTCCTGTTTATGTTGCACCAGAAAGATATTTCACACCAAGGACAGTAGGATTATATAAACCAGAATATAATCGTTTCTTTGTAAATGAAACTCTTCTTAAAGATCCTAGAGAGTTTCTAGGAACAATGAGACACGAAGGATGGCATACAGTTCAAGACTGTATGGGTGGTGGATTAAAAACATCTTTTATGGCACAGGTTCATCAAGATAGTGAGATCCCTGCCTGGGTTATGAAATCTACAAGATTGACTTATGAAACGATGGGTCAAGGACGTGCAGTTCCTTGGGAAGCAGATGCTAACTGGGCAGAAGAACAATCAAATGTCACTGCAGAAAAGTTAGAAATGTGTGCTAAGGGTCCACTGTGGGAACAGATGAGACCAACTCCAATGACAATGGATTGGCTGATTGGTTGTGGATGGATGAAACCACAGGAAGGTAAGTATCCCTATTATCCAAATAAGAAAGCAGAAATGTGTGTAGAGGGTAAGTTCTAATGAGTGATTTTCCTTGGGGAGTTTGTATAATATTAGGATCTGGACTTATCTTTACACTCTATGTAATTTACTACATATTACGATTAGCACACGAGGAAATGAAAAATGAAGAACCTAGCAATCATTCTGTCAACAACAAGTCTTCTCATTAGTGGAGCACTTTGCTATGGTGCTTATGTGACTTATAAAAAAGCAGAAGCAATCCTCAACAACCCAG